CGGTAGCAACCGGCACATGGGAAGCTACCGATGTAGGAATTTCACACGGGGGTACGGGACAATCAACGGCACAGGCAGCTATTGATGCTTTGACTGCGGTGGGTGCGGCAACAAATGAGCATGTATTGACTAAAGACACCGACACCGGAAACGCAATATGGAAAGTCGCTGCCGGTGGCGGTACAGGAGATACTTTTACAAGTAGGGGTGATCCCGCTGCTTGGGATTGGTCAGTGGGAAATTTTACTACTAATGGACTTTGGCAAAATTTGGATTTGAGTGGAATTATCGCTGAGGGGTCTAAAAGAGTTGAATTTCGATACGCTATTGGTGATGGATCATCGTTAGAGTTTTATCTCAGGAAAAACGGAAATTCCAATGCCGTAAACATTGATGCAGCTACAACATTACACGCAACGATGCCTACAAGAGGTACGTTTAGAGTAGATTGTGATTCAAATCGGCAAATTCAATATTGGGCCACCAATGCATCATGGAATGTGATTAATTTGGTTGTTTCGGGTTGGTGGACATAACAAATAGAAATTATAAGGAATAACCTTAATGGAAGATAGACCTTATATCTCGTATCCATTCCGGTCGCCGAGGATGGACGCTTCCGTACCGCCCAATCAGGTGCGGATTGGTTCGTTCGGTCGGCTATCAGGAGTTGATGGAAGATTCAACGGATGTCTGCATAAATACTATGGGAACAGGGAAGTCCTTGACATAGATGATGAAGTGTCGGGTATGGGGGGCATCGACACATACGATGGGATAGATTATTTCAAGCGGGTTACATTTCAGAAGAAGGGGACATCGACCGTATATCATGGTTTTGTGATTAGATGGGATAGTCAGAATAATAACAATAATGAACAAATTGACTTGGTATATACTGCGAACAATGGGGATTCATGGGCGGTGCTTGCAATCTGGGCTGCCGGAAACGATATTACTTCCGCCCTCGAAATTGATTGTGCCGTGTCCGGTGGATACCTCATGGTTGCTGTCGATACGAAAGCAACCAAAACTATCTATTGGAATGGAGAGGCATTAGTCGCAGTGTCATCCGGCCCCGGAGCTTTCTCTGCGGAGTTGGGAGCAATGACGCTTAGCACGACGGCAGTAGATACCAGCTATCAGCTTAACGGTAGCGGTACATATCAGGTTGCGTACCGGTTCTATGATTCGACTCGGGGAGTTTATAGTGCCTTGAGTGCCCCGCTCACGATTCATCTCGACCACTACAAGACGACCAAGGCGACGGGGACTGTTAGTTTTGCCTCCGCAGGGGGGGATTCTGGGTTGATGATTGATGGGGATGTAATTACAATCGGCGAAAGGAATTATGAGGCTGATAACGATTCGTCGGTTACAGAAGGGAATGTAACTGTCGATATTACGGATTTGACTGAAATTTCCGAACATGCCATTGCTCTGGCAAATGCAATCAATGGGGATAGCTCGGCGGTGGTGACGGCTTCGGCACAGGCAAATGGTGTACTGCTTGAGGCTAAGCTGGAAGGATCAACCGGCAACGGATATGCTTTGAGCGTGACGGAAGTAGCTCCGAATCAGAATGATATGGCTGTCTCCGGCAGTACCTTATCAGGAGGGGGTTTTGCAACCAGTACGCCCGAGAAACAATGCAAGGCAGTAATTGATTTCCCGGCCAATAATGCAGTTGTGGCCGATGAAGTATATGCCGACTTTGCTGCCCTGTTCAATACGGTAGATGTATTCAGGACAATAGATTTAGGTTCAATTTCTGGTCAAACTGGGGCGATATTTTGGTTGGAACAAACAATAGCTAAAACGGGGAATTGGGCAACATCGGGAGCGTGGGATTCCTTGCAGGTGACAATCGGGACAATGGTAGATACCGCTTTATCCGCATCTGGAAATAAGTATGATCCTGAGAAGGATATAGTAACCGCCCCTCCACAGAGTGGTACGATTGGAAGGTACGAGGGGCAGACGTATATGGCCCAGGCTGCGGCGACCGATGGGGGATATGATACACTGTTCAGTTCGGTCGAACATGCCTCGCCGGAATACTTTAGTACATATAATAAGAGAGTGGGCGATCCCGAGGACGGCAGGCCGTTGAGATTCATACCCGCAGGAAATTCCCTGTTTCAGTTGTGTTATAATGCGATAATCCATGTATTCAAATCGGGCAAGCTGCGGCCTATTCAGATCGACAGGCTGCATCGGAACTGGGGGCTTGTGGGGAAAGAGGCGGCACATTCGAGCGGCAACTCAGTCTTTATGATTAGTGGATTGGGATTGGCGATTCTCAATGCGACCAATGGAAATATTGGGACTATATCGGCGGCTGACCGTATTATGCTTGACGATTGGGCGTCCACTAAGGCGGATGTAAAGAGTTGTTATGACGCCCTGGCAAACGCATCCTTTTTCCTGAATTCATCTGCGGAGGAGATATTGATTCTTTGGCACTCGACACAGACGGTCTCGATGCTGGATGGGGCAAATTTCGTAGGTGCTACGATGGGGCCGGATATTGCAACGGGCAAGCAAGTTCGGGCATTCTTTTGCACCAAGACGGGATTGATTGTATCCCCGGATGTGACGGAAGCTGGTTCGGGGACGATGTGGGATATAAGTAGCTCTTATACTCTTAACGGGACGGCCATTGCGGGGGCTGTTGATTCTCTGACGGACTCCGCAGCGACACTCAATGCTGATATGATTGGTGCGAAGCTCTATATGGTTACAGGCGATAATGCTGGCATAGGCCGCACAATCGCTACAATCGACAATACTGAATACAATGCAGTAGAAGAAACGGGTAAGGAGATAACTTTTTCGGCGGAGTTTCCGAATGCGATTGCTGCTGGGGATCAATACGCCATTAGCCCTGTGCCGTTCTCGGTGAGGGCTTGGCCGGTACAGGCGGAGGAAATGTCCAGGTTCGCCCGATGGGATACAATAGGGGTCTCGATGAAGGTAAGGGAGCTATCGGGATTTAGCGACAATCCGAATAACCTGTGGCGGGTTGGGGTATATCGTAATAGTGGCTCATCCATCGAAACAGCTATGGCGTGGCCGGAAGTAGACGCCAATGCCCCCGACTCTGTGGAAGTATTTAAGGACAGTAATGACAAGGTTACGGCGATAGATGGGATAGATATTGAGCCTTATATTGAGCAGATCGCATCCGGTGTTTCGTTTGAATTGACGGATGCAGAGTTTGTACTACATTTGACGGATTCGAGAAAAGTAACAGCTTGAAAAACTTGAAAAATATGGTATAATAAGGATAGAGGGGAAGGTGCGTTTATGGAGGCCGAAAATGGCTAATGGGGATACAACAGTAACGACACCTGCGGCTGGGGGTTTGAATTACGCCGATTATCAGAAGAAGATTCAAGAGGCGGCTGCCAAGACGCGGAACGTGCAAGGGTTTGATCCCACCACAGAAGCCCATTTGAATAGAACCTTGGGTTATGAATCTACTTATCATGGGGGATTCGGACAGGCTGCCGCAAATACTGGTGCTGCCCTGATCTCTAATTTCAAGCAGCAGCAACAGGGGGTTCAACAGCAGGCTAATAAGGCCGCAGATGCTTTGGAGATGGTCGGGTCTTCTACGTTACAAGGGATGCAGAATCTGGAGGCCATTCAGGGTACGATCCGGCAGAATGTTCAAAGTGCATCGGATTCATGGGGGGCTGCGGCGGAGAAAGCCGATGAATATGTCAAGGCCGCCCGAGGTCGGGTTACGGAAGTTTTAGGGAAGCTCGATGAGATAAACCAAAAGATAGGAACAGATAGGGATTTTGCCAAGGCTCATACCATGCAAGCTGCTGTTCAGGGTGTGATGGGTTCGATGAAGAATGAGGAGCGGAATATCGTCGAAAACTATGGTACGAACAGCAAGGAATACGCACAGTTTATGCAGAGCAAGAGGACGACGTTGGCGACCGTGCAGAGTAATATTCAGGCGAACTATGCTCAGTTACAGGAACAGCAGGGACAGACTTATCTTAATGTTATGAATGACGCCTATACTAAATCAAATATGTATCTTGGATTTCAGGAACAGCAGCACGTTGAGATGCTGAAATTTAGGGATGAACAGCGTAATGCTTATGCAATGCAGGGAGCACAGTTGGATATAGGTATCGAGCAAATGAAGATGGCGGGAATGGAGAATCTTGCCAACTGGATAGTGGAGACCCCTACTTTTACGATGGATGCTACTTCGTTGATTACGGCTGTTGGAGATTTGGTATCAACATCTGAGGCACAGTGGGCGTCTTATAAGATAGCCAAAGATGCCGCAAAAAAGGGATTAGAGTGGGGAGGTTTAGCGGGTCAAATCATAGGCACGGGGTTTGGAGCAATGGCTGGGGGTGTAGGTGCTGGTATAGGTGGAGCAATCGGGAAACGCATTGGTGACAAGGTGGGGAAGAAATAATATGGCAAGAGGACAAGAAAGAACAGTTACGGGTGGGGAGGTTTCTCCGTATGTTCAGCAGTCTTTATTACAAGGTAAAGAGCAGGCTAACAATAGACTGGTTGCTGCCATGAATAACGCTGGGGCCGCACAGCGACAGGAGCAGGCAACACAAGCCCAAAGTGTGCAGCAGGGTGCACAACTCGGGGCGGAGGCATATCAGGCCGCCGCACAGAGGGCACAACAGGAAAAGATAGCGGCTAATCGCCTTGCGGGGGAAAGGGAAGATAGGATTTTAAGAGAAACCGAGGGGAATGCCAACCGAGCTTTGCAGGAGCGATTAGCACAAAATGAGTTGGACGCTCGCCAAGCTGATTCTCAAGCTGATAGGGGATTGAGACAAAAAGCAATGGATCAGGCGTGGGCTACGTCTAAGGCACAGCTTAAAATGATGGGGAGACAATCTCTATTATCTTACAATGCCTTAATAACCACGATGAAACTCAAATTTGGAGACCAGCAGTCCAAAGAAAAACTTGCTGGTACTTTGCTTGACGAGGCCGAAACCGCCCGAAAAAATAACGAGCTATATAACCTCGAACAAATCAATATTCCTATGCGGCTTAAAAAGGACAAGAGATTAGATAAACCTCCGCGAGTGGAATACCGGGAAGTCGCCCGGCGGGGGATATATGAGTTTGGGATACACTATGAGAGAGAGCCGATTGTGGGGTCACAAACTGACCCTATGGGGATAACACAAGATGCCGTTAAGGACGCAGGTTCTAAGATAAATATATTGGAATTGACACCGGAGAGATACCGCGACCTCGAACAGTGTGTGGTTGGGGGGAAATATGATGCCGAAGATTTCTCCGCAGCCCGGGCAGCGATTGATGCCTTAATTCCTATTTATCAGGGAAAGGCGGATGAGGCATCCGAGACATTGTGGGATAAAGGTGACAAGGAGGAACACAGCGATAAGATATATTGGGAAGACCAGGTTTATAAACTGCAAACCATGAAACTGCAATTTTCCAAACTTATAAATAGCGACCTTCCGCTAAAGAGTAATCCCAAAATGACTGTAGGTAAAATGACTCGACTTGGACTCGGGGCTATAGATAACATTTCCTTCGGGAGTTCCGTGAGAAACTTCTTCGACCAAGGCATGAACGCGGGGCAGATTATTGACGAGTTCACTAAATCACAAGACCCGTTTACTCCGATGGAATTGGCAGAAGGAGCAAATGAATTCGACATAGAAATAAATAATATCATTAACGATACCTACAGCAAAGGGCGTGACATGGTAGCAAAAACGCGACAGACTCCACCGGTCGCACAAAAAACAACACCGAATACCGGCAATAATTGGGGGGCGTACTAATGAGTCCTGCGATGCTTCTTACGTTGATTCCTTTGATACCTAAACTTGCCAAGGCTTTTTATGCGTCGAAGGCGTTCTGGCCTGCCGTTACTACGGGCGGAATGTTGGGGGTTACAGCAATGGGTGAAAAAGGCCGTGCCGAGGAACGTGAATTAACCAAGGAACAACTTGACATACAAAAACTTCTACAATCTACCTCTGCGGAGGCTAACAAGAAACTAACTGCGGAATCGAAGGCTCAGACTGAGAAGATGATAAATACGCTGATGAAGTCACGCAAGGAGGAGATGCTGGCAGAACGTGAGAATCAGATGATGCAGACTTTCATGGGATTACAGGGACAGCGAATGGGGATGGTTACGCAGGCTATACAAGGATTATCACAAACTCCCTATGGTGGCGGTATGACGGGGGTTATGAGACAGGGGTTCTAAAATGCCGAATATGACAACACAACAGGTCGAGGAATATTACACAAATCTACTGGGGCCAACCGAGGCCGAAGTGATGGGCGGTGCGGTGGGTACTGCGGGTGCTGCTGGGGCAAAAGGTGGAATCTTTAAGACATTGAAAAAAGGAGCGAAGCGATTCGGCCCGGAGATAATCGGATGGTTGCTGCTTGAGAAATACCTCAGTGGTCGCCATGAATCCAAAATGAAAAATATCCAGATGGACACATTGAAGGAACAGGCAGCCATGCAAACACCAGAGAACTTGTATTATCAGGCCGCCTTACCACAGGCACAACAAGAGGAAGAGATGGCACGCAACGCCCTACTGACACATCTTTCCGGGGGCGTAATTGGCCCAACACTCGCCAGAGGGGAAAGAATGATAGGGGGGTAATAATTTTTCTCTTGACTTTCTCTCTTGGATATGGTATAATAGCCACATAATTGAGTGGGATAAGGTGAGACACACAAAAATAACAGCGACTAATTTTAACACATACACCGAAGAGGAGACAGGAAATGAGACAGACCCTTATAATGACGCGGGATGATGCAGCCAAAAGTCAATTCAAAAAAATGGAATCCGTGATATTTTGGGAAGCAACAGATGCTGAACTAATAAAACAGGATCACAATGGATTTTGGTCCACGTTTCAACGCCCCATCCTAATTTTCAAGGCTCTTTTTGTGGATGAATTCGTTCGAGCTTTTGGTAAAGATCGGCTCCCGCCACCCGGCTCGGCAAGAATAGTTCATATAGAATGGAAAATTGATTTTGATGCGATATGACCCAGAAGAAGATACCCCGTTCGGTTTGGCCTCCGCAGATTTCCCAATCACTTTGTATGAAAAACCGAGCTATGCGTTTGCCAACCTACTTCGGGGAGATGTGGATGGCCTAACAAGAGCTATGTTCGCTCCCGATACGCTTACCCCGTCTCAAATGAAGACAATCCCCCAACTGTTTATGAAGGGCAAGAAGCCTGGCCCGATTATGAAAACCATCCTCGATATAGCAACGAATCCCATTGTTATTGCCGGTTTACTTGTATCGCTTAAATATCCGATGGCGGGGTCTAACGTCCTTCTCAATATTCGCAAGGGAATGTTGCCGAAGGCCGCAGCAATGGGAAAATGGATGAGCGGTTTGCACGGGGCAATGATGAAATTTCGCAGCGTACCGGGAATGTTCGAGGCATTGAATGGTACTTTTTTGGGGATGGAGAAATTCACGGTAAAGTATGGGGAGAAATTCAGATCGGCTTTTGTCAACGCTGGCCCTCTTTCCAACGTCGATGATCTTGTTATTGCTGCCAGGCTCGATGGCCTCCACAAGCCCACTCATTATATGGTCAAAGCCTTACAAAAAGAACCAGAATGGATGGCCTTCTTTGGCAAGAAGGATGTCCCCATTGCCGCAGGGATGCAGGCCAGGATGTCGCCAAATCTCATTAAGACATCTGATAAATTAAGAACCGTATTCAATGATGTATGGGGTAAGCTGACGGGGGATTCCGAGGCGTGGCAACGTATAACCAAATCACTGGAGCTAAAAGGATACAATGTTGGCGGGGCTGTAGATGATTTTTTTCCGCGTTCCGCCGATTGGAATAAATATTACAAATCCGCCATACGTGGCTCGAATGGTACTGTATATCGAAACTACCTCCGCAGGGAAGTTTTGAAAAAAGTCGGGCCACACGAGATAGCGAGAGAAGGCGGGTTATTTGCCAATCTGGAACATTTATTTGAGTTGGAGAAACAGGGAATTATTCCCACAGGATTCAATGGGCGGGTTATCCAGCCGGTGCTGAATCGCTGGACTGACGATGCGGCTTCGGTTGCAAGTAAGATTTGGGACGATGTAACTACTCTCGGATTAGATGCAGGCAAGGAACAAATTGAGTTTGCAACTCGAATGACCGAACATTATACTAAGGGGGCAGGCAAACATTTGAACTTTATAGGCCGACTCGGTAATCCCAAAAAAGCCAGGGAGACTCTGGGGGCTATGGCACAGGCGTTACAGGATGCACGGTTTGAAACTGCGGAGGTTGTTCAGAATGAGCTACGGGAGATAGGCAAAGTTCTCGCCGTCCCCGGACAATATTCTTTGAACCCCAGAGAAGGGATACAAAAGTATCTACAATCCGTTGCATCGGACTATGCCTATCACGGCCTCGGCAATGCGAAGAGAATTCATAATATTGTGAATACCCCGGGTATCTTCAAAGGTGAACCACACCTCGAACCGTACCTAATGGACAATCTATTGCCCCAAATGCTCGGGTACAAATCGTGGCCGCAAGCACAGCGGTCGTTGAATGATTTGGTGCGTAAGGATAAAGTATTAAATTGGCTCAAGAATCATCCAATGGTAGAGAGGACAATCGGGGCGGAAAAGAAAGCTGCCCTTATTAACCGGCTGGAAAAGTCGGCATCTCTTTCTTCCGATGCTATTGGCGGACAGGTAGCCAACTGGTTTCATATTACCACTCTCGGCATGAACCTGTCGGCGACATCCGCCAACGCAATGCAGACTTTTCTTACCACAATCAATAACGTCGGGCCACAAGGGGTTTGGCGTGGTCTTAATGGTGCGGCGGGAGCAGAAGGTCTATTGAAGAAAGCATCTCGATATATGGCTAACGTAGCTAAAGGGGTCGAATCATCGAAAGCATTCAACACCGCATTTCCAGAATTTGTAGCCGAACAAGGAGAATGGGCAAAGACAACCCGCCGGTTGTTAGAGGGCGATATAGCCGCATCGGGTTTCCCTAAATTATTCAAAACAAAGGGGGTATGGGAGAAGGTCAAAGGGTATATGATGATGCCGTTTTCCGGCACAGAAGCAGGCAACCAGTTACTTGCTTTCTATTCGGGGCGGAATCAACACATCTTCGAGAATGCGACTAAGTTAGCCTCCGCAGGTGAAAAGGCAGGGGTTCTCGCCAATGCGAATAAAGCGGGAAGCAGCTTGGCTTTATTGACGCAATTTGCCGGTGGGCCACTTGGCATCCCAAGTCACATAATGAATCTCAACCCAATGTGGCGACAGTATATGCACTTCCCCATGAGATTCCTGAGCTATCTACACGGCTCATTACGGATGGGAGCAGACCCGTCTAAGCTGGATTGGGGGACGATAGGCAGGGTCTTGGCGGGATCAACGGGGCTTTATATTGCAGGACGAAATCTTCTTGGTATGGATTTGAGTCGGGGGTTATTTGTGGGGGCATTACCAATCCCCGCCTATGAGAAAGCCCCGTTCTATCCGTTCCCTCTTGTTCCCCCGGCAGCAACCGTATTAGGGGGTACAGCCAAAGCCCTATTGACCGGTGATACAAAACAGCTTGGTTCTTACGCATCAATGATGGTTCCAGGCGGTATCGCGGCTCGTCGGGCGTTCAAAACATTCTCCCCTCGATATGCAGACTATAAGAACCCGACACCGGATGGACGGATTCCTCTTTACAATGATGACCAAGCCCTAATCGGCACACTCAGTCCGATGGAGCTTTCCTTGCGAGCGATTGGACTGAGACCACAATCTGTTTCTGCGGAGGCCGGTGCAGCGAAATGGTTGTTGAGCCAAAGGGATAGAATCAGGAACTACCGGAGGGAGTACACGATGGCTCTATTCCAAAATGAGACCGGGAGGGCAGAGCGAATTAACAGAGAGTTTCAGAAGGTGTACCCCGAGCTTGGCCCACTACAAATCAAGAAAACTGACTTGTCCGCCCTTGAGAATCGCCGAGAAATGTCACGTATACAGAGAATAGGCAGGGCAATACCGCAAGCGTACCGTCCGATATTTGAGCAGATACTCGCCGATGCCACGTTGTCCCAAGTGACTGCCCCGGTTGAGATGGAAAATCTTGGTGGGCTGCAAAAATATTTAGCCCCGCAATAACTTTTCTCTTGACTTTGCCTTTCAAATATGTTATAATACGCATAATAGGGAGTTGTAAAAAAGCAATTCAATAATCAGGTGGGGGGTTTGGTGATGAAGTATCTCATTTCAGATGGGGAACAGCCCATTGCAAAGTTTCGGCGTAAACAAGACCGAGACGTTTGCCTCGAAGCACTTCAAAAAGAATTTCCAGAGTACACTTTCTTCCCGGAAGACGATGATTGAATTTGAGAGACATTCGGATTGTCAGTTGTGTCCGTTGTGCCAGTCCGCACAGAATCCGGGATTGCCTTCTAAGGTGCTCTATCAACAAACAGAATTGCCCGTGCCGAAAGATATAGCCATTCTTTTTGTGGGGCAATCCCCCGGTTTTTGGGAGGATAAGAGGGGAGAAATTTTCCTCGGATATACGGGCAAACTTTTGGATAAGATGGTATTAGCTTCGGAGTTATATGCTTATGCTGATATATTTTTAGCCAATGCTTGTCGTTGCAAACCTCCGCAGGGGGGGAACGAAACACAGGCCAACATAAGAGCTTGCCGCCCACACTTGCAGGAGGATATTGCCAAATTGCAGGGGCGTTATAAAGAGTTAATTATATTTGCTCTGGGGGCTAAGGCTTGCTATTCCGTCTTGAATATCAGTTCACTCAACGAAACCCTCAAGAAGCAAGGCAAACCGAGTCCGTTCTTCGGCACACCTGAGCCGGTTGTCTTTGCCACATACCACCCTGCCATGTTGCACCCAACCAGACAGCCGGGGAAAGTCCGGGCGGTACAAACTCATTTCTCCCTTGTGCTTCGCTATCTCAAAGGCGAGTTCATCCCAAACAATCTCAAGATAGAGCCGGAGCTTGGGGTCGAAGTGCCCGAAACTTTACCTGCGGAGGTTAGCCTTGACATCGAGACCTACGGTATTCTCGCGGGGGCGGAACAAACCGTCTTTCATCCGATTAAATCGAAGGAGATAGACGGCGTACCATTCAAGTATCAGATAGTGACAGTTAGTTTTGGATGGTATGAGGGGGCGAAGTTAAGGACGGCGGTGTATATTTTCAATCTCAAGAAACACCGCAAAATAATCCGCCAATGGTTTCGCCGGATGTCACGGGAGAGAATCGTTTGCATCGGTCAAAATATTAAATTTGATTTGCTCTACCTGAAATTCTGTGGGGATCAGGAGATTCCATATTGGATTGACCCGCGTAGGTTGATAGTTGATGATACAATGATATGGTCTTTCCTGTTATTTGAACAACAACCGGAGAAGGGATTGAAGGAACTATCTACCCTGTACGGCATCGCCGATTACTCTATGGCAAAGGTAACGGCCAAATCCGGTACTGCTAAGTCCCCACGAGATAAGGACTTGCATTATTATAATTGCTTGGATTCCGGGGCGACTATTACTTTGAAGAGAGACCTGCGGCAAAGGATTATCGACCAATACGGAAAGGACTCTCCTAAGCTGAGTGTCACCTGTGCGTGGGTACGGAATATGATTATTTGGGACACGCTTGACTTGGAGAAAAATGGAAGTACTTTCGACATTCCCAAGTTGCAGAAGTACCATGTGCAGGAACAAAAGCGATGCAATGAATTGATGACCTCCGCAGGAGAAAAACATGGAATCAAGCTGGCGGGGAGGGGGAGTGACGCTCCTCTCCGACAGTTGATGCTCGACTGTCTTGCGGAGGCTGGCTTAATGAGTGACCCCCGTGTAGAGTGGTCGCCGAAAACAAAGAAAATTTCAATAGGAGTCGAAAATGTCAACCTCATCAAACAAAACTTACGAACAGCCAGTCCTTATTCTGGTGTCATTACCGATTTTCAAGAGTATAAGGAACGGGCTAAAATTGTCTCCACATATACAAAGCCTATCCTCGAAAATAGACGGAAAGGAATTGTCCTACGTTCTGGACGAGTTGGCCTTGTTTTCCCTAACTGGTATTCTGTACCAGCCTACGCTGAAAGGGGGGGAAGAAGGGATGAAAAGTCAGGGGGGCAAATTCAAGGAAGATTCTCTTGTCGAAAACCAGCCCGACAAACAGAACCAGCCAGTATCCGAGAGTGTTCCTGCTCAAGATTCCGAGGGGGAAAGCTCGTAGAGTACGATGTATCGAACGATCACCTGCGGATGGCGGCGTTGCTGTCGGGCGACCCCGAACTGATGAAAGTTTATCAAACGGGGAATAAAAGCCTGCACGCTGTAACCGCCAAAACATTATTTCCAGATGGCGACCCCGCTGTGTTAGAAGACAAAGGGTCAAAGGAATACCGGATGTCAAGGTGTCTCAACTTCTTAGTTATATTTCGAGGGGGGGCATACGCATTTCAAAAGATGATTATGGAGGATATGGGGATTGAGTATGAGGTGGGTTACTGTCAGGATTTGATTGACAAATGGTTCGCAAAACACTGGGTTTACCGGGACTGGCAGGGTAAACTTATCGACCAAGCTGCTCGACAAGGCTATCTCGAATTGCCTACTGGGTGGTCGAGGACGTTTGGGATAGGAAAGGAAAATGTTGAAGGGCAAGTTAGCGAGATTTGCAACTTCGTACACCAGACCCCGTGTGCCCAGATAACAGAATCAGCCCAGTATAAAAGCAGCTTACAATTTTTGAAGTACCACCTCCGCAGTTTGGTTTGTTTGAACATTCACGATGCGGTATTTGTGGACACCTACCCTGGGGAGGAAGGGAACGTCGATGAGATAGTGGACAAAGCAATGACCCATCCCCCGCTGCTTCGGGTCTTTGAGGAATGGGTCGGTCGAACTATCCCTTGGAAATATAAAAAGAAGGAGTACGAATAATGCTGATACATTATCGAAAAGCGAAAAAGGGAGATATTTCTTGTAAAGACTGTCGATATTCTCAACTCCCGACATGGCCCCAAAAGAGATTACGGTGTTTTCTTGGTAATGGGAACCCATGTGGATATGCAATAGGCAAAAATATGACGTGCGACTCGGTGTGGAAACCTACGGAGGCCAAACAATGATTAAATCTAATTTAAGTTTAGCTTGTATTGGTGAGTACAGTTCATTCCCGAAATATATATGTAATGATTGCGAGCAAGAATTGTGGACGGAAAAATCTGAACGGACTAATTGGCAGGAATGGTTAATAACAAAAAAGGGGATACGACATTTTAAGACAAGGTGCAATCATAAAAAAACTGCGGAGGCCAAGCAATGATAAAACTATATGGGGGGGACAACATAGCGGTTATGAAGGGCTTGCCGGATAATTCCATTGATACGATTATCACCGACCCACCATACGGACTCGGATTCATGGGCAAGGAATGGGATACGTTTAAGAATGAACATATAAAAAGCGGTTTGAAATCAGATAGAGAAAGCTACGAACATAGAAAAAATAAAACATTTAATCACAAAGCACTTGGTAGTCCAACACAGATACATTCCCCTGCTGCTATTGCTGGTTCTTACGACCATTCCCGCAACGCCGAATTTCAGCAATGGTTTACAGTATGGGCCAAAGAAGTCCTCAGAATAGCCAAGCCCGGCGCTATGATGCTGGTTTTTGGCGGGACGCGGACATTTCACCGTTTGACTTGTGCTATCGAGGACGCGGGCTGGGAGATACGGGACTGCATGATGTGGCTTTACGGTTCGGGATTCCCGAAATCTCACAATATCTCAAAACAACTGGATTTGCAGGAAAAGAATAAGTGGTTAAATATAAGCAAAGCTATTGACAATCCCGCAAAAATGGCTATATTAGAAGCATGGAAAGAATACTCAAAAACTGTGAGGCTTGCGGAAATCCTATCCCAAAAGAGCGAAACCGGAGTTGGAATAGTTACACCAAAAAAAGATTCTGTTCCCGCGATTGTTCTGCTATCAATCAATCCAGAAAAGTCAAATGCAAATGCTATAATTGCGGAATTGAAATCGAAAGAAGCCCTGCGCTTATGCGAGGGAAACACGCCTATTGTTCCCACAAATGCCGCCGAGTCAGATTTTACAAGCCTTGTGGAGTCTGCGGAAAACAAACAATCAACGCCAAGTATTGTTCAATGCCATGCCAAGGGATTGCTAAACGAAAACATAACGGAGACAATCAAGGTAGAAGAAGCCCTGATGATTTGGCTTGGAAAAACGAAATCCTCAAAAAAGCAGGATACCGTTGCTCTGTGTGTGGCACTGACAGAAAACTTGAAGCTCATCATATTAAATCAATCCAAGATTTTCCAGAACTTAGACACGATACAGAAAACGGAGATTGTGTCTGCCACAACTGTCATTATTACGGAATCCACAGCGGCAAACCTAATCTCATTCATGGCCGATACTCTAAAACGTAAGGCGATTGATAAGGCGAAGGGGGCGGAGCGGGAAGTTGTTGGAATTAGGCATACTCGCACAGCTAACGAAAAATACGGAAATGGAAAAGGGACAAATCTGCAGACATTAGAAACAATGCCAAACTCTGACCTTGCAAAGCAATGGCACGGCTACGGCACGGCCTTAAAGCCTGCCTGGGAGCCTATCATAGTCGCCATGAAGCCTTTAGACGGCACGTTTGCCCATAACGCCGAGAAGTGGGGCGTGGGCGGTCTTTGGATAGACGGCGGGAGGATAGGGTTAAACGGACAAAACAAAACAAGCGGAGGTTGTAAAGGAACAAAAAGTAAGCGAGTTGGTTATGCAGTTGAAAATCCTGTTAAAGAAGATAATTCTCAAGGTCGCTGGCCCGCCAATGTAATCCTCGATGAAGAAGCGGGGATTATGCTGGATGAGCAGAGCGGGGTTAGTAAATCAACTGATAGGGTACGTAAAAATAATCGTGGTTGGGGAGATGGGATTAAATATGGCAAAGGCAATGCACAAGATAGTTTTGGTTTTGCCGATTCCGGCGGTGCTTCCCGATTCTTTTATTGTGCCAAAGCCTCAAGGTCGGAACGAAACGCGGGGCTGGAAGGGATGGAGAAAAAGCAGATGTATAAATGTGATAATAGTCCTAACTCCCTTGAGATATTTGGTACAACAGACGGGGGACGAAAACCACGAGCCAACAACCATCCCACAGTCAAGCCTCTAAAGCTCATGGAGTATCTATGCCGTTTGACAAGGACGCCCGAAGGTGGGTCAGTCCTGGACCCGTTCGGGGGCAGCGGCACTACTGCTCTGGCCTGCATGAACACGGGAAGGGATTGCATCATAATCGAGAAAGAACCTGCTTACTGTGAGATAATAAGGGGGAGGATAAAAGGAAATGCTGCCAAGAAAAACTGACGTATATTATAGATATAAAATTCCAAACATCATCACGGTACAAATCGACACCCGCGAACAGATACCGCTACTCTTTCCCGAAACTCTTATGATCGGACATCCCGAGCTAACGCATTTGTCCCTGCCCATCGCCGTCAAACAGGAAAAAACCAAACTGGACTTCGGTGACTACCGCCTGAAAGAATATCCCGACCAGTGTGTTATCGAACGGAAGGCAAGCCAGTTGGAAATATACAAGAATATGAACGAAAGCCACGACCGCATCAGGCAGGCCAAGGCGTTCAGGCGACTATCGACCGGCTGCAAGTACCCATACCTTTTGGTGGAAGCCTCCGCAGGGGAACTCCTATCGAGCAATCTGTTAGTTAAGCAACCTGAGCTTGTATGTCATCGGCTGGGACTGGCTATTGCCAAGTACAATCTGCGGCTGTTGTTTATCCCCTGGAAGGCAAGGAACTCGGACACGCGGCGGAAGGTGGGGACGCTGATGCTACACCTGATGGTCGCCTGTGCGTTGCAGGAGACATTTGATGTACCGCCTGTGCTGCTGGAGGAGAAAAATGACTGAGAATAAAACAACCAGAGTAGTAAGAATTACTGATCCTTATGATATATGGATAGGACGCCCCGGACGATGGGGAAATCCATTTGTATTGGGGATACATGGAACACGGGATGGGGTATGCGACAAACATGACTTGTGGTTGGAGGGGAAGATTGAAGCCCCGGACGGACGCAAGCCACCGTCTTTAAGAGAAATTCAAAAATACCTCACAGGAAAACGATTAGGCTGTCCGGGAAATTGTCCCCCACGTAGATGTCATGGGGATAACTATGTAAAAAGAATAAAAACAAAAGATATTTCCCCTGCGGAGGGGTTGGAAAATAAATGATTTGTGGTATAATAACAATAGATGGAACAGGGGACGACGAGATTAAAACATTACTTTATAAAGAATCTGACTGCCGTTCCCCTTCTTACGACCTCCGCAGGACGCCTGTCGTCTTGGCAATAGTCTCGACGGCAGGCTTCCGTTTTTAACTCAACAATTCATGGGGGATTTGATGGGAGAATACCCGATACACCAGACAGCCCCAGGACCGGACTATATGAAGCCCGTTGTCGTTGGCGGCAAACCAGTAATGACAAACAATCCTATCCCCGAGGGGACTACCTTTGAAGTCACACATGATGGCACACTGGTCAGATTTCAGGTTGATATGAACTTCTATACCGACCCAAATCTTGTAGTTATGAAGGTGATGGAATATGGGAACACTACGTAAACTCAAGAAAACTATCAACCAGAAAGAGCCTGCCATCCTGTTCGTCCCAAGCGATACATACGACCCAGAAGGCAAAGACGTTATAACAGTATCCGATCCGGTGTTATATAAAAAAGTCCGGGAAGGTGTGGATCAAGCGTTGGAAATCGGTCGTCCTGGGGTGACCAGAACCGAACCACAACAGAGGATAATAATATGAGTGATAGTTACCAGGAACAAAGAGAATTAT